CCTTTGTGAGTGCCTAAGTAAAATTTTGAATTTGCGGAACTTTGGAATAAAACGTAAAAAATTGTGAAAATATGGCTAAAAAGGTATCAGATTACAAAAAAGACATCGAAAAAGCACTGAAAGCGGCTAATAGTTATAATAAATCGCTGGATATGCAGATACAGGCGTTAGCCAGTGCTATGCGCACACTGGATTTGGCTAACGACGATATAGACGGCTTAGAATCGACTACGGTACTGGAGTGCACACGCTACGGCAGTAAGCACGCGCCCCATCCTGTGTTTAAGATACAGAAAGACGCGCAGGACAGTGTAACCAGACAGATGAAAGCATTAGGACTGACGGCGGCAGATTTGGCGGGCGAGATTGAAGACGACCCATTAGTAGATCTGACCAAAAAGGTTAAGAACGCCAGCCGGAGAAAACCTAACATAGTACGTAAAGACAGTAAGGAATGACCGAAGAAGAAAAAGACAGACTGCGTGAAGCCAAAGCCGAGGTAACAGAGGAACTGCGACGCATCCGTATAGCCGACTACCATTTAGACGAAGTGGACGACCGGCTAATAACCTACACTACACAGGTAGCGAGGCACCCCGACGCGCACAACCTCTACGAGCAGTTAGCGGTGCGCCGTTTCTTTGCGATGGCAGACAAATACGGCATCAACGCTACCGAGGTGAAACGCTTTGTAGTGCTGTATGAAAACCTGTATTTCCCCGGCAAAAAGGGTATGCAGAAATATAAACTAACGCCTGTGCAGATGTTTCAGTTTGCCAGTATCTACGGCTTTTGGGATGGCACACGGCGCGTAGTGCGTGAAGCAGTGCTGTACGTGCCGCGTAAGTTCAGTAAGACGACCAGCAGCGCAGCGTTTGCCATAGATGATTTGCTGTATGGCGATGCCAACGCGGAAAGCTACACAGGTGCTAACAGTAGCGACCAAGCTAAAAAATGCTTTGACGTGATCCGCGGCTGCGTTAAGAAGTTAGACCCGAAAGGCAGACGCTACACAGTGAACGAGCAGACGATTAAGAGCCGCCGCAAAGACCGTACGGCATTTGCCCAGTGTCTGACAGCCAACGCCCGAACCAAAGACGGACTGAACGCCAGCACCGTGATTATGGACGAATTTAGCCAAGCGCGTGATAGTGATTTGCTGACAGTCTTAACTACGTCGATGGGTGTAAGAGAGAACCCGCTAACGGTGATTATTACTACCGCGTCTGATGTATTCGACGGGCCATTTTATGAGATGCTGCAAGGCTACAAAGCGGTGCTGCTGGGTGAGTTTGAAGACGACACGCTATTTGCCCATATCTTTGAACCTGATTTGGACGACCCCGAAGACGACGAAGCGACATGGTACAAAGTGCATCCGCACATGGGCATAACTGTTAGCATCGACTTTTACCGCCGAGAGTACCGCAACGCGCTGCGTAATGGCAGTGAGGCTATGTTAGCTTTTCGCACCAAACTGCTGAACCTCTACGCCGAGAATGAGCAGCGCAGCTGGATAAGCAGCACGTTAGCCCGGAGCATTAGCCGACCGCTGAACTTAGACGCGATAGTAGGCAGACCCGACGCGATGGTAGCCATCGACCTTAGCGAAAGTGACGACTTTAGCGCAGTGACTATGGGTATGTACAACCCGCAGCAGAAAAGTTTCTTTTTTCATACTGCCTACTTTTTCCCGGAGGGCGCATTAAAAAACCATCCGAATGAAAAGCTATACAGAGTGTGGGTCAGCAAAGGCTATCTGCAATTAACGCACGGTGATGTTATCGACTACCGCACCATCGTAGATTATGTGCTGTATCTGAATAGCCGCGTTAGTATTCTGGGTATCGGCTATGATCCGTGGAAAAGTCAAGAGGTGATTAATATGTTAGCCGCATCCGGCGCAGACAATGTGCTGCGAGGTGTCAAACAGACCTACGGAAATTTTACTGCCCCGGTAGAATCATTTGAGCACGGAGTTAAGACAGGGAAGATACACATAAACGATAACCCGATAAACGCCTACTGCTTTGGCAATGCGGTGTTAGACACTGACAAACTGGAGAACTGCAAGCCCATTAAGCGGAAGCATACCCAGAAAATCGACGGCGTGATAACCAAACTGATGTGCCTACGCCTGTTTATCGACTATGAGCGATAAAGTTAAATAAAGTTAAATATTTTAGCCGATATTCCACAATGTTACAAAGTATGCCGTAATGTTACAAAGTATGCCCGAAAATGTGGTACCAGAATAGCCCATTTTGCCTGTATAGTAGAAGACAGTAGCAAAATGGGCTTTTTTAACGACATAATCAAACTATTTAAGCGCAGCGCGGCAGCGGAGAAAACCACCGGCGTTAGCGTATATTCGCCACGTACCGGCAGCACCTCACTGCTGTACGTGGACGGCGACACTGCGCTAAATGTGGCGACAGTGTACCGCTGCGTGAAGCTGATTAGCGAGAGTGTAGCTAATTTGCCTATGCAGCACATGAGATTAAAAGGCGGGCTTTTCAGACCTAATACCGATAGCCGCCTGCATTATTTGCTGAACGTGCAGCCGGATGATGCCTATAGCGCATTTGATTTTTGGGTGCAGGTAGTACAAAACGTGCTGCTGCACGGTAATGCCTACATCGTGCCCATCTACAGCGCAGCTGCGATGAACATAGACAGGTTAGTAGTGTGTGGTGTTGGCACTGTAAGCCACGACACGTATAACGACCGCTATACGGTTTGCGATACCACCAACGGCGTAACAGGCACATTTGGCGAAGACGAAATAATACACATTAAGGGCCTGACCTTTGACGGCAAAAACGGTGTTAGCGTACTGACCTTTGCCCGCGTTACTTTAGGCATCGCTACCACCGGCGACCGTGAAACCCTAAATAGGTTTGCTAATGGCGGCAACGTGCGCGGCATCGTGAGCAACGACACCAGCGTTAGGGGCTTTGGCGAGTACCAAGATAAGCAGCTGGAGAAGACAGCCGAAAACATTGACGATAGATTTCAGAACGGCGAGCGCATAGTTAGTTTGCCGGGACAGGTGGACTTTAAGCAGATTTCGCTAAGCAGCACCGACATATGCCGTTTCTTTGGAGTGCATCCGTCTTTTGTTTATGACGACACCAGCAATAACTATAAGTCAGCAGAGATGGCTAACGTGGCGTTTCTTAGCAACACACTTAACCCGCTGCTGCGCCGCATAGAGAATGAACTACTACGCAAATTAGTAGAACCATCGCTAAGCGGTAAGTATAAATTTGAATTTGACCGCAGGGGGCTTTATGCGTGCGATTTGGATAGCCGCATTAAGTACCAAGCGCAGACCATAGCCGCCGGCATTTACACAGTGAATGAATGGCGCGCCAGCGAGAATAAAGAGCCGGTAGCCGGCGGTGATCGTGTGTTAGTATCTGCTAACCTGAAAGCCATCGACGAAGTAACCGACGATAGTAACAGTATTGATAACAACACAACCGAGGGCAACAATGAATAAGAACGAATTAGTAAGACGTACACTGCACACGCCCGGCGCAGATATTCATGTGCGCGAGGGTGTAGACGGAGCGGCAAGCCGCACCATTACAGGCTATGCCATCCTGTTTAATACCGAATCTGCGCCGCTGTGGTCAGATGAGGATAGCGAAGCGCGCGAGATTATAGACCCTGCCGCTATCACTAAAGAACTTTTGGACGGCTGCGACATCAAATTTACGATGTTCCACAACCGCCAGTTAATATTAGCCCGCAGCAAAGAGGGCAGCGGCACACTTAGCTACACCGTCGATGATAAAGGCGTGCAGTTTGAGTTTGACGCGCCAAACACCGCTGATGGCGATAAGGCATTAGAGTTAGTGCGCCGTGGTGACATCGCCGGCTGTAGCTTTGCGTTTACTACACGCTACTGGGATAGCGAATTTGTAGAGCGCACAGCAAAGGTAGTAAACGGTACCACGATGATAACCTACCGCGTAAAGATGGTTACAGGCGTTTACGACATGACATTAGCCGCTGATCCTGCCTACCCGGACACATCCGTAGAGGCACGCGAATTTGCTAAAGAACTGCGTGAGGCATCGCCGGAGCAGCAGCCTGATGCCAAACAAGTAGAAATAATGCGTGAGCAGGTGCGCGAAATGCGCCGCGCTGCAAAGCATAAATTAGTATAATGTTCAACCCCTAAAAAGATTTGTATATGCCGAAAAAGACAAATGCAAAAATGAGTGTTCGCGAGATGGTCAGCAAGTACCAAGCGAACTGCGACCGCATTGGCGAGATTGCCGACGCGTGCGAGAGAGAGCAGCGCGGACGTACCGAGGCAGAAACCAAAGAGTACGAAGCACTGGAGCGCGAAAATGACCTTTTGCGTATGCGTATGCAGTCTGCCACTGCGGACTATATGCGTGAGAACCCTAACGCAGCTGCTGACGCTGCCCGCATCATGCGTGAAAACATGGAAGCAGGCCGCCAGACACAAATTTTGTTGGTGCGTGATTTGATGATGGTTAGCGACACCGCTAACAGTGCCGTAGTGCCTTTGAAGATCCAAGACATTTTGGAGCCTTTGACGGAGGGCCTTATTTTGGACAAAGTAGGTTTGCCTTTGCCTACAGGTTTGGCAGGTGACTACGTTTGGCCGACCTACGAAACTGTAGAAGCCACCATCGCGGGCGAGGGTGTAGCCCTGACTGATACAAAAATCAAGTTAGGCAAACTCACTGCATCGCCTCAACGTATTGGCATCGCTATCCCTATCACACGCCAGACTATCAACCAGACCGAAGGTTTGATTGAAACCATCGCTAAAAAGTTAATGCCGCTTAGCATCGCTATGCTGCTTAACAAGATTTTGTTTAGCACCGAGAAAGTAACCAACGCTACCACATTGGTAGGCCCCTTTGTCGGCTTAGCTGACGATGCCGAAACCATTACACCCGACTTTAAGAGCCTCAACACGATGAAAGCCGAGGTATTGGAAACAGGCGTAGATGGCGATAACCTTTGCTTTATTATGACAAAGGCACAGAAAGCCATTTTGGAAGCAACCCCGAAAGATAAGGGTAGCGGCATCATGGTATGCGAAAATGACAAGATCGCCGGACTGCCGGTATTTACTACCAACTACATCCGTAAGAAAGATGGTGAAACGGTAACCGAATTTATCGGTTTGGGCGATTGGCGTTATCAGCCTATGGGCCTTTTCGGTGACATTTCATTTGTTATCGACCCTTATAGCCAAGCACGCAAGGACGCTGTAGATTTCGTACTTAACGTGAACTACGGCACTACTACTTTGCGCAGTGAGGCGTTTAAGTTGAAAAAAGTAGCAACTGCTTAACATTGGTAGTGATTATGGCTGTAGTGGATTTGGCATTATTCAAAAAACACGTGCGCGCTGATGATTTCGACAGCGACGATGAGTATTTGCAGCATCTTTTAGATACTGCGGAGGTATCGGTAATAAATGCGACCAACCGGGACGAAGAAGAACTGAAAATCTTAGGTAATGGCGCATTTCCCGCACCTATCAAACACGCCGTGATGATGTTAGCAGCACATTGGTATAACCAGCGTGAAAGTGTTAGCAGTGTGCAGATGCACACAGTGCCGGATGCACTGCAAGCCTTAATCAAACCATATCGTAAATTAGTGGAAGAATGAGAGCCGGAGAAATGAAATACAAACTGGAACTGCTAAAGCCTGTAAAGACTATTAATAGCTTTGGTGAAACGGAGGCGGGCTATGAAAAGACCGCGACCGTGCACGCCGAGCGTGTAACCTTTACCGGGCGGCGCAGCATGGAGGTGGGAGAAACATTTCCGGACTACAGCGTAAATTTCAATATCCGCGATGCCCACGAAGTAGCCGAGAACTGGAGAGTACGACAGCTGGGCGGCTACCTCTACAGCATAACTAACATTATCCCTAATTTGGATAGAGGCTATGTTACTTTGGTTTGCACACGCGTAAACGAGTAAAGACGATGGCAGACACTTTGAACTATGACGACGCG